ATTTAAATCCATGAACTTCATCACCAAATATAACACCAAATTGGCTAAACCATGTTATAGGTAGTTTGTAAATTGACTGCCACGTACTAATAAAAACGTTTTCAGATATATTCATTTTAGCTTGACCAGAAAAGATAGCATGACAATCTTCTTCAGAAAATCCACTATCATTAGATGAATAATCACCAAAGTCTGACATCATCTGTTGTACTAAAGATGTTGTAGGAACAATAACTAAAACTTTATCATCATGATTTGCCATATACCATCTCATTAAAACATAAATTATTAATGATTTTCCAGATCCAGTTGGTGATAGCAAAATTGCTCGTTTTTTCCTAATGCTTTCACAAATAGCATTAAACTGATAATCTCTCACTTCAATAGCCTTACCTTTACTATGAATATTAAGAGACTTTATAAAACTCATAATGTCTTTAGCATCAATTTTGTTAAATGATTCAGGCGGTCCAAACGGTCCATCTTCATACTCAACTGTATATCCACGCTTCTCAGCAAATTCTTTTACATAAGACAACAAACCAACTGGCAACTCATAGCTAGCAGGATTAAATAATCGTACTTTACCATCCCATACTTTATTACGAAATAGTGGCATATATTTGTATCCTGGAACAAAAAATGAAAAGAATTCACTTAGCTCCATAGCAATTCCGTTATCGCAGCCAACAAGTAACATAGCTTCGTTTTTCTTTTGTAATAAAATTCTATCCACCGGCTTGAAACATCTTCCATTTTATAATATTACTAATTGTCTGGTGCTTCCAACGTAATGTATCTACTATTTCAGTTAAGGTCTCTACAGTCGTTTTAAAATAAATTACCTTTTCTTCACTCTGCTGTATATCTATATCCGAATCATAATAGCGATTCATATCCCCTTTCATAATTTTCATTCCACGGAATGGATCAAATTCCCATCCCTTTTCAATGAGTTCATCTTCTGTCAGCTTACCATTATAGTAAAGCCATTTTTCTTTTAACAATATTTTTTGATTTAACTCAGTTTTTTTCAGCTTGAGTTTTGTAATAGACAGCATCTCAAGATATTTTGCATGAAGTTTTGCAATTTCGATCGAGCTTATATCTAAATTATTTTCATCTATTTGACAGTCTTCTTGCCATTCTTCAAGTATATTTTCAAGTGTTAACAAATCAATTCTCCATAATATAGTTGTATATATACTCTATTTTATATTAAAATATTCCGTTCTAAATGATGCATTAAAAGTAACCATACTAGGTTCTCCGGTAGTAGATGCAAATTGCATATTACCTATTCCAGTTGGAACACAATCTATGTACTGAATAGTTTTTACTACTTGATTACTACTATTCAATATCATTAAACTTATATCGGCTTCGTGACTAACGACTGGTATTGGGATTATATCAGTTGTTAAATTACTTCTATCTTCAGTTAAAAGTTTAATCCAATTATACATTTCAATATAAGAATTCATTTCCTCGTCTACTATAATTTCAAATTGAAGTTCATCAAGAGTTAACGTATCACCTGGTAATCCAACCGATGCAATTCGTTTATATGCCATTGCAGGAGAAGTAAATACTACACCTGGATGTGAAATAGACTGAGCAAAGAACTCTATATTTGCATATTGCTTTCTATCAATAATAATTTTAAATTGATTACTTTGTAGAAAATTTATATTAGATGTTAATTTTGCCATGTTAAACTCCCTGTTACTAGTATTTATACGAAAAAAAGGATCCTAAAAAGGACCCTTTATTATATTAGTAAAATATTAATCTTATTAGTTAAACGCTACTTTAACAACGACACCATTTGGATCAAACATAGTACTAACTCTATTTACTTTGCAATCAGTACTAGTTCTACATTTCCACCACTCTTCCGCTTCTTCTTGAGTGTTAACTGTTATTGCAGACCACTCAAGAGGACCTTCAGTTCTAGGTTTTCCTGTAGTTTCATCAAACTGTCTAGAGCTGAATTGTCCCCTGAGTGTCCACATAATTATATCCTTTTCATTTCTTCATTTTTACCAGAGTACGAAGGTGAAGACATTGGATGTTATATCCGCCCGCTAAGATTGTTTCGATTTCAATCCGCTTGTTTCCCTTGTCTGTTTCTACATTAAATACTCCGTGAAAACCATCTGAGGTTTTAGAAATATTTGAGTCTTTAACTTCTGTGACACCGAATTTTTCCAGCTTTTTAGCTACTTTAGCATTTCTTGCTTCAATTGTTCTTTTGCAATTCTTTTCAAATATCTGAGCAATTCCTGCATTGTTATTTTGAGTGATTGTGTTATAGTGACCTTTGCCACCACAAATCCGAAACATTTCTTCGTAGAAACCCCAGCTATCTCTACCCCAATTTTTGTAACCTTCATTTACTTTTGCGCCATAATGATGTCCGAGGATGTTATCCATACGCCATTCTTTAAGAGCTACTTTCCGTCCTAAGGCCCATTCGATTTGCCCTTCGGTGAATTTTTTATCAAGATCGGTAAAGACATTTTCTAAGTTTGAAATGATCTGTTTCATTTGGTAGTCTCCTTTGTTAATACCTTTATAACACAGTTCTAAAGCAATGTACACAGTTAAATGCGGTTTAAAGCAAAAAAAACATAAAAAAAAGCCCCACCGAAGTGGAGCTTAGTTGGGAGGGGTTTAATCCCCTCCTTATTTTTAATTAATTCTACGCTGCGTCAAGAATGTGGTCAACGCGGAAGATTCTGTAGTACTGGTTGGTTTTTACAGCAGCAAGACCGTTTGCTGGATTGGGTCCAACAAATGGGTTTGACACCATGCCATAACGAGTTTTGAACCCGATACGTGGCTGGAAGTCATTCTCACCAACGGCGCGGACCATGGTCAGCGGTACGTATGGGCAATAGAAGAGACCTGCATCATAAGCATTGGTACCTTTATAGCCAACGTTTACATAATCCACTTGTGCATATGGATCAATATAAACTTTGGTGCGACCATTAAGAACACCAGCAAAAGTATTGCCAGTATCATCGACTGTCAGACTATCTTTCAGAGCTGGAGCATAGTCCAACATTCCAGTAGCAGACAAGCAGGAAGCAACATCAGAAGAAGTAATGATGAAGTTACCACGACCTCTACGAGTTTCTTTTGCAATTGTGTTGGCTTCACGTTCGATCTGAACCATCAGACCTTTGAACTTTTCAACACTCCAACGACCATCAGCATCGTCTTTCAACGAGAAGATACCATTGACAGCTGTCTGAGAAGTAGCAGCACCAGTTTTAGCTTGGCTGTTGATAGTACGGATTACTTCCCGGTTGATTTCAGCAAGGATTTCAGTTGAAAGAATGTTAGCCAGTTCGCTTTCAGCGTCTAGGCCGTGGATTGCTTTCAGATCCTGTGCGAGTTCAAGCGAATATTCTGCTTTCAATGCACGTGTTTTTGCTGATACAGTTGCTTTCTCAATGGTGAAACCCATTTCATTGAAAGCAGAGTTAGGACTAGTACCAGTAGTTCCAAGACCTTCACCATTTGGAGTATCCATGGCGCCATGAATGGTGGTTGTACGCTCATCGTCTAGGGTAGTTGCAGTACCAGCAGTACCATCAGTAGTTCCAAGACCAGAACCATCAGCATCCATAGCTCCGCCAGCTGAATCACCAGAGAACTTGGTATTTGCTTCGTTAAACAGTGCTTCTGCATTATTGACATCACCACCATTGAAACGTGATTTCATTGCAAAGATCAGGCCAGTTGGACCAGTCATTGGCTGAACACCACAGACGTCATATGCCATCATGTTAGGCATTGCACGACGTACGAGCGAAATAAGGATTGGATCCCACTTATCGATCGAACCAGTATTTGCACCACCAGGTGCATCCTCTGTCAAGTAACCTTGCTGAGCAGAACGGGCTTCTTGAAGAGCTTTTTCTTGGTTTTCAAGAACAACAGCCGTTACCGACTTTCTATATTGATCTTGAATTGTACCGGCTGATTCTTCGTTCAGAACCGGTGCCCACTTTTCAGTAAGCGATTTGTATGCGTTAGACATATCTTTGTCTCCTTAGTTATTTGATCTGATTGCAGTTAGATATTGATCCATCCGTGCGCTT